ACCTTTGTAATCGTACCGCCAAAGATACTTCAGTGCGTTGCCTTTCAAGTAACCACGAAACTCATGCTCAGGCATAGATGCCTTGATAGCTTCGATGGCTTCTACCGCACCTTTGTTGTAGTGATCAGGCTTCTCTACAGGATCAGCTTTTTTCCTGATAGATAAGCTGTTAAGTGCTGCTATTGTATCCCACTCTTCAGGACTTGCGTTGTCAATACTCATCCGTACTTCCTCTTGAGGTAGTGCAGACTAACAGGTAACTCGTCAAAGGAACCGTTGTTTACTTCGTTGAGCATCCAAACACCTGACCAGCTACCGTTAGTTTGAGGGTTTAAGTAGTCTTCACTGTGGTTGTAGAAGATACCAGCAAACAATCCAGTGATGTTACTACCGTCTGCTTTACGTGCGTAAGCTATGTCACGGTCTTGCACGTGTCCCATAATGCACGACATGAACTTCTTTTGCAACATAAGTTTTGCACACGTGACGGGTCTACCCATGACACCACTGGTGAAGTAGTGACAGTAGGCGATGCCGTCGATGACGGTTGGTTGCAAGAAAGGTACAACTTCCCATCCAAGCTTTTCCAACTTAAAGTCGTCATAGCTCATCAGTCCTTCTAGTTTAGCGTCAGCTTCAACAGCTCTTTCAATACGATGCTCATGGTTGCCTAACAAGAATACCATACGAGGGTTCCATGTCTTCTTCTTGTTACTACGAAGACGCTTCTTCTCTGCCTTGATAGGTGCTAGGAATAGATCCATAGCGTCCAGACCTGCTTTAATATCCTGCGTGTAGCGTCGTCCTTCAAAGGACTTTTTACCAACGTCATAGCTACTGAGACTTGGCATGTCCCAGTGATCCCCCAGATGAATGATAACGTCAGGCTTTGTTGCTGCAGCATATCGACCAGCCCAGTACAGATGGTCAGCACTGTTACCGGGTTTGACTTGCGTGTCAGGTATTACTAAGTGTCTAGTCATTGCTTTTTACTCCATCCGACAGGGCAGGTTTCAGGCGTGTACCATGTGAATCCTTGCTTGTCTGCCCACTCTTGCATGGTGTATCTTGTCCCGTCACTTCTACGTCTTGCTCCGGGCATGGCTGTTCTTGGGTTTTGGAAGACAAAGACAAGTTCCTCCTTCTCGCCAAGGCATCTGCTAATATCAACATATTTCTTCGCTTCCGCTCTATCACGAAACCTCCCTTTAGCTTCAATATATATAGTAGAATGTATACTGTAATATACAAAGTCAGGCTCGTAAGTCTTGACTTGCGTATACGTTAGCTTGTTGACATGGTACTCACACCGCTTAAACTTCTGGTGAAGATCATACTCGAACCAACTATCGTAGCCCTTGGGTATGTTACGTCTCGTTCTCTTCACTTGGCCTTTCCCATATCTGATTAGGTTCACGACGTAGCCAGAGCAGCCTAGCGTTCTCAATGACACGCTCTTCAGACTCTAGTAACTCAACACACTTGTTGAACATCTCTATCTCTGACAGCCCTTCAAGAAGCTTCTGAGACTTTTTATCACCTATACCATACACACCGACAATGTTATCAGCTTTGTCACCCATGATGATTTGACGATAGAAGAACAACAGACCTTCCTCTGGGTTAACAGAAGTTAGTTCACGTTTGTTGAAGTTGTATTGCCTGCACGGTACTTGTTGAAAGTCCTTGTCGAGACTGACGATGATGCTGTCAGGGGTGGCGGTAGCGTCGATAGCAATCAAGTCATCAGCTTCCTCACCGTCTGACACAACAGCATTCCAATCATCTATCAGATACTGACGTATGGCTTCCAAATGTACAGGCTTTTCTTTGTCCTTACGATTACCCTTGTAAGGCGCAGTCACAGCTACATCATTACGGAAGTTACCTTTGCCTGTCAGGTAAACACGGTACTCTGGCTCGTCATCTATCTGTGTGTATAGATCACTGATCAGATCAGATAAGAAACTGCCCGTAGTATAACAGGCAGTCTTAACTGACTCATCGTCGCACTTGAATGCACAACGATAAGCTACGATGTCACCATCAACAAGGATCACAACGCTTCCGCTTCAGAGACGGCGTTATCAGTGTACTCGATCAACTCCGTAACCTTCATCTTGATCATCGATGGTGAACGACCTGTACCAACAGACCAATCGTAGTAGCCTACCACTGCCACTGCTTGTGATCCGTTAGCGATGAGAACATCTTCAGGTATCTCTACACCGTTCTCGTCTGTCAACCGCATTGGGTTCTTAGACTTCATGGTAATAAAGAACTCTCGTTCATCACCTTTGTTGCTAGGCGCAATACCCATCTCTTCAATGGCTTCGATAGCTTTCTCGCTAAGGTTGCCAAGCTGCACTTGGTACTTGTTACTGTACTTGTTGAGCTTGTTGCGCTCGCACCAGTAAACAGTTCCGCGAACAGTAATGGGTGGTAGTTTGTTAGCTGTCATAGATTTCTCCTAGTGAGTTTCAGCCCAGTTGTTGCCTACACGATACTCGCCGTCTAATGGACACCGTAGGCCAAGCGTCTCTCCGGCGATTCTGATTGAGCGCACACCGATACGTCCGACTGTATCTGCATAGTGCGCTGGTGTTTCTATCTGCCACTCGTCATGTACGTTGGCTACAAATTTGTGTGGAATGTTGCGTAGTTTATCTGCTAAGTGTACCACCGCTTGTTTCATAACGCAAGCCCCTGCACCCTGTAAAAGTGTATTTAATGCGGCGTGTTGGGATCTGACTCTGAGTTTTCGTCCATCGAGGCCAACAAGTACGCCTGACTGAGCCTGTCTATCAATTCTTCCTCTAAGTTCTTCAAGAGCAGGCGTGTTGTGTAGAAATCTCTCTTTAAGCCTTCTTCCAGTGCCGCTATTTCCTCCAACGATAGCTCCGATTTTAGCATCTCCGGCCCCATACAGAAACGCATATATGAATGTCTTTGCAAGAGGTCGTGTCTCAAGTCCCGCAGCCCGTTGATTAGCTGTATGAATATCGCCATTGAGGATTTCATTTGTATAGTCTTCGTCGTCCATGTAGTGAGCCAACATGCGTAGCTCTAATCCGCTGGCATCAATACCAACAAGTACGTTACCTTCGTCAACAGTCCAGCATGATCGACACTCAGTTCCAAACGGCGCAGACACTGCAGGAACTTGAGCCATGTTAGGCGACTGGTGTGTCATACGTCCCGTCACAGCACCGTTGGTGATGACCCTGCCATGCACCCTGCCGTCGTCCTTGACTGCCTTCAACCAGCTATCAATCTGTGCGACACGTTTCTGCAACATCATGTACCGTGCAACAGCCTTAGCTTCTGGTCTGTCGATGTCTTCGAGAACCTTCTCGTCCACGATGATGTTACCTTTTTCAGTCTTCTTGTCGAACTTAACACCAAGACCTTGCAGGCGCTCTGCTATCTGCTTGCGTGATCCGGGATTGAACACTGTGACTTTGTCTTTTAGTTGTTTTCCTGTCTTCTCAGACCATCGCTCTTCAACGATAGGCGGGAATATATCCTGTAGTTCTGCTTCGATGTTGTTCATCTCAAACATGAGATCCATCATCAACTTCTCAGCATACGGTACGTCAAGCTTGAAACCATTGCGTTCCTGCTCAGTCGTTATCCAGCCTACTAGATGCTCCAGATCAATTGACTGCCGAGAGAAACCTTCTTTGTCTAGTTGCAACTCCAACCACTTATGCACACGCTCAGTTAGTTCAACGTCAGCTATGCAGTACTCGACCATCTCTTCAGTAAAGCCTGCATCGAAGTCCTCGAATGCAATCTTTCCAGTTCCTCCAAGAATTGCGCCCCAGTTTCGCAGGGAATGTCCGCCTTCTTGACTGGGGTTGTAGAGTCGTGAGAGGTAGAGTGTGTCCACAACGCTATGCCTAGGGATGCGTACACCCCAAACACTATCAAGAACGTGACAGTCAAATCCGATGAGATTATGCCCCACAATTTTTTCAGCATCATTCAACACCTTCTGCAAAGTACTGGCTGTAGTGTGGACTTGTATATCGTTCTTCACCTTCGTAACTGCACACCAGATCGTTGAGTGATCTAAAGTAGTTTCGATATCCAAGTAACAGATACTCATAGTACGCCTCGTTTAAATCGTTTTGTTCAGGGTTGTGGTTAAACTTCTGATAAGTCTCCNTCAACTGTTCCTGCTCTAATATCCAGCTCCCAATCTTGCTCATAATATATCATCTCCTCTATGTCTGCGAGTGTTCGTAGATCATCNCGGTCGATTACATCACCGTCATCTAGACTAACAGCAAAGCATCTGTTGCACAAATCTACAAACTCTTTGCTGATAGCGTACCGTCTTGTTGCTTCGTAGTCTGTTAGCTCTACGTCACACGCCATACATCTCACAACATCAAATCCTCTAACTGGTTTATTCTAAGATTGTAACAGTTAGCTCTGACAATGAATCCGTTATCACCGTCCTGTTCTCCCTTCTTCAAGAACCTAGCATCCTCAAAATACTTGTCTTTGTCAAGCCATCCAAGAACATACAGATCACCTTGTCGTATATAACGAGTAAACAGATACTTATCACACTGCTGATGCAACGATGTTTCTGCAATGCTGCAATCGTAATAGTCCTTCGGCGGAACCGTTGTCTCTTTTGTCTTAACATCAATGGTGATACCGTTCCATGTCAGGTCATAATCCTTACAAGGTGTTCGTTCACAGTCTAAGTAATCAGCCAACATAATCTCTGCCAAGAAACCAACGGCATTCCCTGCTCCTTTACGAATGCTGTTACGTATCGCTCCCATCTCAGCAGACTCAGCCAATGCTTTCTCTTTTTGTTCATTGGTAGGTGTTAGAGTAATCATAATGGTTTCTCCTCACGTTCATCACGCTGTATCAATCTACCTGTTGCTTCATTGTAGAATACTTCACACGCCTTGCCCGTCTTTCCGGTGTACCTGTTCTTCAACACCCGCAGCACNGTCGTGTTTCTAACAATGGGATCATCACTCTGGCTGTTACGTTCAGCNCCGATGACCGCATCAGAGAGCTGTGCAATCGACGCAGAGCCACGTAACATACCAAGGCTAGTGACAGCACCGTCCTCCAATTGCTTCCCTTCAGGGCGTCTCAGG